ACGGTTGGGCCGCGTTGCAAGCGGGCGTAGAGATGGGCTGGTTCCGCGGCTCGCGTCCCGTCGAGCAATCGATCCAAGGTTGGCACGACGCGCTCGAGCAAGGCCCCTGCTTGTTCGACCAAAATTGGTACGAGAGCGGCTACGCCACTGACGAATGTGGCCAGGTCAAACCGATCGGAAAGTTGCTCGGCGGACACTCAACCGCGTGCATGATGTTTGACGTTGAGTTGCAGCGCATGTGGTGTCGCAACTCGTGGGGCAGTGGATACGGCGTCGAGCGTGGCTATTTTTACTACACGATCGAATCGCTCAAGTCGCTCTATACAACGGGCGCAACGATGTATTGCCCCGCGCTTCCTCAGTGAGAAATTAGCAACGGCTGCAAGCGGACCATCGAGAGCGCCTGCAGCCGTCAACCCTTAGCAACGAGAAAGGAACCATTCAATGGCACAGTCAGAGTCCGAAGGCAAATCAGAAAACACACAGTCCGCAACCGATGAACTTCGCAGGATAATCGCGCGCCAGCATGCAGTGATGGCGCTCGTGCACTACCTGGCGAGCGAAGAATACGGCGCGCCGCCCGCGCTTCACCGGAGCTTCATCAACGTGTTCGGCATGGGCCTCGTGAAGGGAATTGCCGGCGCCGTTGCGCTCGGTTGGATCGAGCAACTTGACCGCGCACAAGGCCAGAATTGGGTGCGCCTGTCGTGCGCTGGACTGTACGTCGCAACCTCAGCTAACCCGTTTTTGGAGAAGCCATGACACCAAGAGAACTCGAAGCGAAACGAATCCCCGTCACACTCGAAGCCCTTTGGAATGAGTCGTTACTCCAATGGGAAACGCTTGGAGTCAATCCAAAGCGCGACGCGATCAGCCTATACCTCGCGCACGTCGTGGCGGAAACGGGGCTCGAACACTGCTGGAATTACAATATCGGCAATAAGAAAAGCCGTATCGGTGATGGTCAGCACTGGCAATTCTTCGCGTGTGGCGAGGAGCTCACTGCGAATCAAATTGAGATGACCCGAGCGCTCGGCAAGGATCTGGTTACGGTCGTTTCCAAGTACGCGCGCGACGGCATCGAGTATTACTCGTGTCGAATCAAACCGAGGCATCCGTGGTGCAGGTTCCAGGCATTCGAGTCGCTCACGGACGGGGTGCGCGCGCAGCTCGCGTACCTCAAGAATCCGAAGCACGACAACGTGCTCGCTGCGTTGCAGACCGGGGATCCTGGTGCATACAATCGTGAGCTACTCGTGGACAAATACTACACGGCGAGTCCTGCCGCGTACCTAGCATTGCTGCAGCAATGTCTGATTGACGTCAAGTGCAAGACCGAGCACTTCAATTGGGGCGATGTCGCGTGACCTGGAAACTGGTTGTTCCGCGCCAACTCTATCAATGGTTCGAGAATGACTTACCCGAACCGGCGCACTCATTCCACGTGCACGCGCCCGAGTTTTTTTGCGACGTATGCGGCGCACGTATCAGCCAGCGCGGCCTGTCAATTTTCGTTCTCGAAACCGAGTTGATTGAATTGACCGGCGGCAAATGCGCGGTGTCACCGCGACTCACTGAGCTGCACCCACTAACGAAGTGCTTCGAAGCGGCGTTCGCTACGATGCATGGTCCGTGCAAGTGCATGTTTGCGAGATGCAAGATCGGAAAGGCCGTCCAACGCAAGCAGCACGCACAATTCAATCGAAGGACGTACCGATGAACAGCGACAAGCCTGAAGGAAAGAAGCGCCCAGTGCTACTCGTCCCGCGATGCGAGACGTGCAGCAAGTCAACACCTCTACCGTTTCCAACCGGATCACGCTGCTGCAATCAATGGCGCTCATCAGTGCCGAGCTGGGGGTTCTGTCATCAGCACCCCGAAGTCATCGCACACGCATGAGTGCGCATTGGAGAATGAAACATGGCAACCAAAGAAACAAGAACCGTCAAGGTATCCCGTAACCTCAAGTGCAATCTGACCGACGAGCGATTGCGTGAACTAGGTGATATCGCCGCGTTCATTGACGCGGACATCGAGAAACTTCAATCCGAGAAAAAGCAATTCATTCAACAGAACAAGGCAGACCTTGATGCGGTGAAAGCGCGTCAACGTGAATTGCTCCAAAAGATTCGAGACAAGGCCGAGCATCGACACACCGAATGCGTTGAGACATTCGACTATCGAATCAACGAAGTAGTAGTCGCGCGTGTCGATACGGGTGAAGAGGTGTCACGGCGCGCAATGTCGTCCGAAGAACGCAGCAAGACAGTGCTCCCAGGATTCGAGCCGAAGGCATCGAAGGACGAGCCGGCGAACGACTCGGAAGAAACGGAAGAGCCTGCCCCGAAAAAGAAGACCGTAAAAAAGAAGGCGAGCAAGAAGTAGCCATGGCAAGGGCGAAACGTTCGATCTGTCCGTACGTGGTGGGGCTCGATCTGTCACTCACATGTCCGGGTGTTTGCGTCGTTCCTACGGGTTGGGGGCACGACGTGAAGCGGGTGCGTGTGTATCACGCGACGGTGCCGGTAGGCGGAGGCACCGATGCACTGCGTGCAGATCGTCTCATGTGGATCGAAAAATGGCTAGCCCAATTCATTCACGACGGATATGCGTTCGCGATCGAATCTCTCCCGACGCATGGCGCATTTGCGCTCGCACCTCTTGGCGAGCTGCACGGTGTCATGCGCCGTCGACTGCGTATCAGCGGCTGCAATGTGCAGACGGCACCGCTTGCAACTGCTCGAAAACTTCTAATGGGGAAGCTGCCGCAAAAGGACCAGAAGACGATTGTGCGCAGTACCGTGCAATCGTTCGATGGTTGCGCGCATTGGACGGGCGACGAGTGTGACGCGTTCGTTGTTGCGAATTGGTTACTCGCCGAACTAGGGGCGCCGTTTCTTTCGGCGTCAAAGGAGGACTGATGTTACATATCAATGGCACGTGCTCAACATGGTTCGTTCTCAAGTGGCTCGAAAAACACCCGAATCACACAGCGAATGCGCCAAATACGAGCAGCTTGTGGCCATGTGAGGCGTCAACTAACGGCATACATTGCGAGTTCAGGACAATGTGGCCCGAAGGGTACGATTATCAAAAGGAGGGGTCTCCTCCGTTTCGCCGCGGGTCTCCTCCGTTTCGCAACGACTGGACCATATACAATGAGCACGGTAGGCGCGTGCGATTCAAGCGCATAGCAAGAGATTCGAGCAAGTGATGCAAGCAAAGCCCCCCCGCTTACTTCCACCGTCGTGTGACGTTGAATCAGAGGTCAATGTCATCGGCAACGTGCTCGACAACCGAGTTCCGTTCGAGCAACTTCAATCGCTGCTGAAGGCTTCGGACTTCTACGAACCGAAGCATCAAGCGATTTGGGAAGCGATGGGGGCCTTGTCTCGCAATGGCAAGCCCGTTGATCTGGAGTCCGTCCGCGCGCAACTCAGTGACACTGGTCAACTGAGGCGAGCGGGCGGCTCCGCATACTTGCTCGAACTCAAGGAAACGAGCCCGGTTATTCTCCGGTTCGAGCTGTCCGCCGAACGCATCGCTAGCGCGAGTCGTGATAGGCAATTCACTCAGTTGCTGAGGGACGCAGCGGCAAACCCAACCAACGCAGCTAGCGAGCGGCACGAGTTGCTCGGTCGTCTCACTGCGTTGCACGATGCTGGGACGCCAAAAGGCAAGCAGGTGCTCGGCGCTTTCGACATCTTCGCGCCGTTGCCACCGATTCAATGGGCGGTTCAAGGTCTCGATATCTGTCCCGGCGCACCCACATTGATTGCTGGCTACGGATTCTCTGGCAAGTCGATGGCGCTACAAGCGCTCGCTATTCAGCTTGCCGCAGGGCTTCCGATTTGGGGATGCTTCGCCGCGCAACGCGGTTCAGTGATTCATTTCGATTGGGAGCAGGGAGAGCATCTGACGCGCTTGCGTTACCAGCGAATCGCGTACGCGTACGACTTGGGCCCTGATGAACTCGACGGGCGCATCGGACTTGTGTGCTACCCGGATTTCTATGTCGATGATTCTGACGCATACGAGCGGCTCGTGAAGCTGTGCACGGGCCGCACCGTGGCAATTTTCGATTCGTTCCGCGCGATGTGTCGCAACACGGACGAGAATTCGAGTGAAGCACGCGTTCCGCTCGATATGCTTGCTCGTGTGTCGCAGGTGACGGGTTGTGCAATGTTGGTCATCCACCACGCGCGCAAACCCAACGAAAGCGACGTCGGCGGGGCACGCACGGCCATCCGTGGCAGTGGCTCGCTCTACGACTCATGCGCCGCGGTATTCGTCCTCGAGGGTAAGCCCGAAGATCCAGAGCGCACTATCTGGCACGTCAAGGCTCGAGTGAGCGGCAAGCTGCAAGACCCGATGATCTTGCGTATCGAGGAATGGGGCGAGCCCGCCAGTGATGGCTCAGTGCCTGGTATACGCGTTACCGTCGGCAAGGCTCCGACAGTCGATGAACGTGAGCGAACCGCGCTCAAGCGGCGCCACGCGAGGCTGGCTGAGGAAGTCCGAGGACTATTCGCGATGGCTCCGGAGCGCCGCGGTGGGATCGACTCTCTCGCCCGCGAGCTCGGCCGCAAGGCGACGGACATCCGCGGGACAGTGGCCTATCTCATCGAGCAGGGGGAGCTGATTGTGACGGGGGCCACGACGGACCGTGGCTATCGCTATCTGGGGCCCGTGGAGCGCCCGCCAATCCCTGCGGCCCCAACGGGAGCCACGCCCGTCGAAGCCGCTCCTGTGGCGCCACCAGCGCCCGCGCCGGAGCCAATCCCGGAGCCACCAGCGCAGGCCTCGCTCCCCCTGTCGGACCACTCCGAGGCGGGACGCGAGAGGGACGCGAGTGCCTCCCAACTCGCGTCCCGACCCTCAACTTCCGTCCCGAGCCTCGGGACGCGAGTTGGAGGAGTGAGATTTCATCAAACTTCCGTCCCAAATGGGGTTTCGGCCTCACGTCCGCTATCAAACTCAACTCCCGTCCCTCCCCCTAAAGGGGGGGAGGGAGGGACGCGAGTTGAACTCACGTCCCGGACGCGAAGGGACGCGAGTGGACGCGAGATGACGACACTGGAATTTTCAGAAGAAAGTGACCATCCACAATGGCCACTCTTGGGGCAGGAAGACGACGAGGTCGACAATGAGTTCTAGGATTGAAAGTCTAGCCGAAACGGTAGCCATCGCGTGGGGCGAGTGCTGTTCGCGGATCGAGTACCGCGCGCGGCACGGTAGCGACTCCGGCCTGTGGCGTGCGCTCGACGACCTGTTGTGCTGGCGACTTGACCATTCTTCGGGCGAAATCAAGCGTCCCGCGGCAATTCTAGAAATCGAGAAAACAGCCGAGCGCATGGCGAACGCAAAAAGCGCGCAATCTTCCGTGGAAAAACCGGCAGCGCCTGACTCAGTGTTCGTGCTCTGGGATGCGAACGAGGGGGAGTTCTGTGGGGATCCCTACGCTTGTGCCGTCAATGGGCTTGTGGTTGCGGAGTACCATCGCCGGACACCCGAGCAAGATCGCGCCGTCATTCGTTGCTCGCTTGACGCATTGCAGGCGTGGAACAATTGGGATGGCCATTCAGCGGAAGGATTTTGGCCACTGGCAAACAGAATCCGTGACCTCCGCGCCGCTCTAACCGCCGCCGGGTATCTTGAGGAAGACTCCCATGTCTAGCCCCATCACTGCCAACGACCTGGCAGAGGTGTTGCGAGGCCTTGCCGAGTCACTCGATGACCTTGACGACGGAGCCAAACACTACGACTCAACCGGATCGTCTGCATTGACAGTGCGCGCACTGAACCGACATGGCCCGGCACGCGCAAACGCAAGGGTCATCCTCGCCTGCTTCGACGCGCAGCAAGCGCAAGAGTCGAAAATGAGCGAGCTTGCCATGGGGAAACATGACCGCACGTGATTCTGGCAAGTGCGGAATCTGCAGGCGCCTCGCGGCTGATTGCACCGACGGGCGCCTGACGTTTTGGGCGAGGATACGCATTTGGATTTGCGCAGACTGCATCGAAGGCGTCGCGTCGGGGGCTGAGCAACAGAAGCTACGCGAACTCCACTGTTGCCCGGTAGACACGGATGAAATCGTGTGCGCCGCTGCTCGCGTCGTGAGGGCGTACTACGTGGATAGTGGGCGCTCAAACGTCGCGTCAATTGGTGGCGCGCTGCTGGCAGAGGAAATGAACGAACTAAAAATCGTGCTCGAATCATCGGGCAACCTGATCGGAGGAGAATGACCCACGTCCCAAACAACGACCTTGCTGTCGGTTACAGCGCAGGTCAGATTGACGCGCTGCGGAGGGTGGATTGGAAGTACCTAGAAAACACCGTCTGCAGGGACATTCACGCGTTGGACTACGCGGCAAATGCTTGGGCTGCGCGCATTCGCTTAGCCTTCGAGCGCAAGCATTCAAACCGCACTATCCACGAGGCAGTTGATGGCCGCGTCGCAAACCGATCAGTGCGACGCAAGGCACACGAACAACTCGCTGCCATCCGCGCACTCAGGAAGGAACAGGCGCAGAGGGAAGCGATCGAAGCTGCCGAGTCAGCAATCACAGACGAAGGACGGTAGTTAGTATGCGTAAGCGTAAGGGGATGATCATCCTACGCAAAGAGAACGCGATCGTTCGTCGCCTTCGTCGCGGTATGCCGCACGCTGACATCCACAGGGAAACCGGAGTTAGCATTACAGCGATTCGACGCGTCGCGCGTGAACGTCAAGCGGACATCGAAGGTCCGATTGACCTGCATCTGAACGAAACCGACAAGCGACTCCGCGAGAAATGCATCGAGTTCATTGCGGACCTAATGGCGAAAGGGACATGGGATGGGAACCGTGTCTCGCAGCTTGTCAAATACTTTGGTGTTCAACGGTTTGAGATTGCATCGTTCGCCATTGCTGCGGCTGAACGCGTCAGCCGCGGACTCGATCCGTCAATGCTCTCGGCTGTGCTCGAGGAAACTATTTATGAGTTGCGACGACTCGCCTACCACTGTGAACGCAACGGCAGACCAGAAGTGTCAGTCGCAGCCCGTCGCGCCGTTGGGCAAATGATCGTCTCGCTCAGCAAAAACAACCCGGACACCGCAAAGGCGACGAAGCAGATAATCCACCTGCACCAAGCGCAATCGCAGCAAGCGGTGAGCGCGAAGACAGGTGCGGAAGAGTTGATTGCACAAGGTTGGAGCCCACCCGTGCCGTACGGACTTCCACCAATCACTGATGACGAAACGGCACTTAATAACGATTTCGAGGAAACAGAAAATGTCAAACCAGAAGAGCGTTAGCGCAAGACTAGTTCGATTCAACGCGCCTGTGCCATCGAGCAAGGCTGGCGAGTACACCAACGAGTGGCGTTCGAGCGCCGTGGATAATCTCGTGGTGTTTCCCGATACGGGTGATGCACGATGTACATTGCGCGGCAGCGAGCGTCCGCTGGTTGCCAAGTACCGCTACTACGAGCCAATCTCATTGGAAGCGCAACTCGAGTACGAGGGCGAGAGCGAGTTCAAGTGCGATTTTTGCGGTCAGACTTTCGAAAACTCGCAAGGGCTTGGTAAACACCGAGTGACGAAGCATCCGGAGGTGAACGGGAAATGAGAGCTGATGCGCTGTCGGTTGGTGATGCGATTCTCGCCACGCTGACGGCCTGCGTTGCTTTCGTGATGTTTTGGTTTTGGTGGATTGAAAGGAAACAACGAAGATGAATACTCCGAAAATGGATACGTTTGGAATGATGGACGACGCGTTTGCGCATCAGCACCTAGTGTTCTGGAGTCCAAGCAAACGTGTATATTGCACGTTCGCAAGCGGAAGATGGTCGTTCACGTGCGCCGATCCGATTTTTGGCGCCAACAATAATTGCCCAGCACCGTTCACTGACGATTGGAAATCGCTCGTGCGAAAGGATCCTTAGCGCGGTGACGTTCATCCGTCGTGCGAAAGTTGCGATCACTCGATGCGATACAGAAACAACAATACGGTAGTCTGTACTAATCCGTTGGTATCAACGGATAGGCTTCATCCGGCAACAATCCCGAGACCAGCACTATCGTACTGCAGCAACCATTCTGCGATGCGGAGTTGTCGCGAAAAGTCAATGTGCGACGCGTGTTGCACCATATTTGAAGTCAAGTGACTACCGCCGTCTAAGCAAGTCGGGCAATCGCATCCCGTCGCGGTTGATTCCACGTCGTTCCCGCGTGACTCGTTCGAGCACTGCTTTCTCGATTGAGTCAGCGGGGACGATGAGTGGTCTCTTCGGTAACGTGACGGTGTAGTGCTTAGCCTCGCGCCACGCATATAGTGACGAGTCGCAACAGTGGTTCGCGAGCCCGCTTGCCTCTTCGAGCTTGCGCTCGTCCGCCCAGATTAGCCCCTCGGCTTCGTCGAACCATTCGTCGCAGGGACCGACTCGAGATTCGTCGTCATCGTTGCTCGGGTCGATGCGATCGAGCGGGTTGCGTCCGGTGATGATGACTACGCCGCCGTACTCAAGCGCGTCGTTGAAGAGCTCGATGTAGCCGCGCTTGTTCTTCTTCTCAGCATTCTGGATTGGAATGCCGAATCGCTTGCGCAACTCGTCAATGTAGCCAGCGCCAAGCGCGCCGTGGTCGCCGACGATTCGAAAAAAATTCCACGTTTCAATCAGGCGAGTGATGAGATTGCCGAGGTCCGTCGTGTTCGAGACTTTCGGCTTCCACGACTTGACCATGAAGAGTTCCGAGAGCTCTTCGCACACGGCGTAGATTGTCATCGCGTAGTTTTTGGTTGCACCGAAGTCGACGCCCAAGATATACGACCATTCGTATCCGTCGGGCAGGCGCGGAAGTGTGCGTGCCATGCTTGCATTTGAGTAGCAAAGCAGCGTGCTATCCTCGACCCAAAGCCCGTCGCGTAACTGCATGCGGCGCATCTTGGGGAGCTCCGCTAGGTTTTCGAGGTACCCTTCGACGTCGAGGCCCGGATTGTCCTGGACGTACGCCGGAATGAATACGCGTTGCACCTTGCCGAATTCGTCGCGCGTTACGATTGGTTTCTCGAGTCGTTTGGTTTGAGCTGACTTCGGTATCCCGAAATACTGCATGTGCCACTTGTGCGCGATACCACCGGGATTGGTCGTGAGTCGCACACGCAACGGGAAGTTCGTCGGGAAACCTGTTTTGCGTCGCCTGAGTCGCCCGAACATGCTCTTGATCAACACCGGCTTGAACAGCGAGGACTCATCAAATCCGATGTAGTGGACCTCGGTGCTTTGGTAGCGACCGAGGTCGCGTAGGTGCTCGAGAAATCCGAACGAGATTCTCGCGCCCGTCGGGAACGTCCACGTCTTATCGCGCTCGCTCCACTCCGCATCGGTGTCATCCCACCACTCGTGGGCACGATCCATGATGGCTCCGGGCAGCGCTAGGTCGCGGTAGGTGTTGCGGAGCAGGAGGGCACGGTAGGAAGGGATCCCCACGCCCTGCAGGGCAGCCATCAACTGGGCATCGCTCTTGCCCCCACCACCAGCCCCACCATAGCCAGCGACGCGGCAACGGAGGCGCAGGAAGGCCTGCTGCTTGGGGTGGGGCTCGTGGGGGACGTAGGATTTCACACGTCGGTTATGCCATTAGCCAAATGTCAAGAGCTGATAAATTGAAACTGCAGTTTCCATTTATCTGGTGGGGGTAATGGCTCTACCCCCACCAGATTGGCCATTGGACCGTCAACGTTGACCGTGGTCCCATTGGTCCCGCGCAAAGGGACCACTGGGGATCGCACGCCAAAATAGCCAGGTCGATTTGGGTTGGCTATTTTGGCGGAGGATTAGGCTGACCGTACGGTCTCAGCCAGTACTGAGACTGTTCGCCGCGGAAGTCGCGGCCCACGGTGTTCGTCGTGGACGAACCAGACAGTGACCAGGCGCTCGAACGACTACGACGGGCGGTGTTACTGCTCGCTGGCAACGAGCTACTTGACCGTTGCTCGTCAATCTCAGTGGGTCCCGACTCAGTGTCGGTCACCTTCGGGATGCCGCGTGCTCGAGCAACGACTGAGCCCGAGGCTCGCACTCCGCGCACGGCTGAACCGGCTCGTGATGAGATTCTCAGCGAGCTCGCTCGCTACCTTCCGGGCGCACGCCTTCCGAGGTTTTGATGGCCGAGATCAATCTTCCGGAAGAGCTTTGGCACGACTTCGAACTTAGCCAACGTGAGTCAGCGGCAAGCGCGCTAAAGGCCAAATTCGAGGCAATCAAGTCGCGTTCGCGTGTGCGGATCGCATTCGATCGCTTCTACCTTTCGTTGTTCAGTGACGAGAGCTACTCGGGCTATTCGAACAACGCGGACATGGTTGACACGCTGTTGAATGGCTTACGTGAGCGGCTCAACGAGAACGTGATCCAGCGTATCGTGAGCACGTTTTGCACGAAGCTTTCGAAGTCGAGACCTCGTCCGTCGGTGCTCACTGACAACGCTGACTGGTCGCTGTTGCAACGCGCGAAGATTCGCGATCGCGCAATCTGGGGAGCGATGCACGCGGTGCGTGCGTACGAGTTGCAGCGTCAAGCCGACGTGCACATGGCCATTTGCGGAACTGGAGGGATCTTCGTCGGTCATCGTGCAGGACGACCTTACGCCGAGGTTGTTCCACCATGGGAATGCTTCGTCGACACATCGGAGGCGCGATATGGCAAACCGCGCACGCTGTATCGGCAGCACTTTATGGATCGCCGCTTAGCAATGCGGCTTTGGAAAAAGTTCAAGAATCAGATCAAACAGGCACGTTGCGCAAGTGGCGACGACATCGCGTTCACGACCGGAAGCGATGACGCGGACATGATCGAGCTAGTCACCGCATGGCGGCTCCCATCGTTTCCTGGTGCTGAAGATGGCAAGCTGATCGTTATCACTGATGACGTATGCCTTGAGTACGGCGATTGGAAGCGTGACCACTTTCCGATCGCGTGGTCCAGGTTCTTGCAGCCACCTCGTGGATTCTTTGGAATCGGTGCGACGCAAACACTCGTGGGGTTGCAGCTCGAACTGAATCGCACGCTCGCTTATCGCCAAGAGGCGATGTCGCTGATCAAGCCGTACGTTCTGTGTGAGAGCGGAAGCAAAGTAGTTGAGACCGACTTCAGTGACGAGGTGGGAAACTTCATTTGGTACACGGGAACCAAGCCGGAGATTGTCACTCCTAGCGCCGTTCATCCCGAGACGTTCCAACATTCCGATCGTGTGAAGGCGTCGATGTTCTCACAGGTTGGACTGAATGAGATGGTCGCATCATCGTTCAAACCAGCCGGCGTCAACTCAGGGCGCGCTATTCGCGCGTACTCCGACATGGTGGACGATCAAATCCACGACGTGTTGCTTCGTCGCGAACAGCAAATGGTTGACTTCGGTGAGTTGCTGCTCGATGCGTTAGAGGATATCGACGAATCGGAAGGCGAGAAGAAACCGATCGTTTACGTCGGTCCGTTCGGAACTGAGAAGATCGACTATTCGAAGTTTTCCGATGATCGCGATTCGTTCGTGCTTCGCGTTCAGCCAACGTCTTCGTTGTCAACGCAACTCAGCGGCAAGTTCGAGGACCTTGAGGACATGCGATCACTCGGGTTGATTGAGGACCCGCAGGAAATGGAGGACCTCCTCCAAATGCCTGACCTCACTGCCTCGACGTCGCGCCGTAACTCGATGCGCGAGTTGATTCGCGAGGTGCTTGAGGTTCAGATTCTGGACAAGGGGAACTATGTTCCTCCCGATCCGGACTGGGACCATGAACGCTGTTTGAAGGAAGCCAATCGCACTCGACTCTATGCGCAGCTTCGCGGGGCTCCGGCAGATCGAATTGAGCTGCTTCGCCAGTTCGAGCAGAAGTGCGTTTACTTCATCAACGAAGCCGCGAAAGCAGAGCTCGACCAACAAGCTTCCGGCGGAATGATTCCGTCTGATGAGTCTGCACTACCTCCGGATGCACCAGTCGACGGCGCACCACCGGAGAGCTTTGACGCCGGCATGCCGGCAGAAATGTGACCAATGCCATCTGACCTATCACCGACCAGTGCAACCGAGACCAACGCAGCAACGACGGACGAACGTGCTCCGTTCGAGCGCGCGCTTGATTTTCTCGGCAAGCAGCTGGACGAGACCGCACCGCAAGGCGAGACCAAGACCGATGCGAAGCCGCCGCAAGGCGAGAGCAAACCGGGCAAGCAAGATGCGAAGCCCGAGCAGAAACCAGACGACGCAAAGGCTAAGCGCGACGCTGTAACGCTACTCGAGAAAGCGAATGCGCGTCAGGCGTACGCCGATCGTCAACTGAGCAAACTGGAAACCGAGCGCACTGCGTTGCAGGAGCAAAAGCAGACGTTCGAGTCAACGATCAAGTCGCTCACATCACTCGAGTCAATGGTCGCGTATCTCGCCAAATCGAACAATCGAAGCGAGGATGATTACTGGACTGAGTTCATTGAGCACGTCCAGAACAAGGGCACGAGTAAGGGTGACGAGTCCGCAGCAATGCGAGAAGTGAAACGACTACGCCAGGAACTGGCAGATGAGAAAGCCTCAAAGACCAAAGCCAAGGAAGCCGAAACGGAAACGCAGCAGGCGGAAGCCGCTGTAAAAGCCGAGCAGCAATGGCAAGACGCCGCGCTGCAAATGGTGACTGACGATGATGGTGCCGAGCGTTGGCCAGCGCTCGCAACGTCCGTGTCACCGGCAATTCTGAAGGCATCAGCTCTGGCCGTCGTGAAGAATTACTACGACCAAACAGGCGTAGTGGCGACGATTGAGCAGGTGCTTGACGCCTTGGAAAAAGACCAAGCGTCAAAGCTCCCACCGACCCGCAGGGTCGAGACCAAGCCCGAGCAGGGCGCAGCCGTTGGACAGCCAGCTAATGCGGCAAAATCATCGGCACCCATCCGGGTCCCCACTAACGAGGACTCGGCAACAACGACAACGGACACGCGCACCCTTTCGCCGCAAGAGCGTGAGGAACTAGCGGTCCAAAAGCTTCGAGCGTTGCTCGATTCGTGAGGTAGCCAGTGGCTGTTATTTCTCTCGCAACGATTGCGGAAATCTTCAAGATCCTAAACCCGGATGGCATCGAGTCGCTCGTGCTTCCGGTTAGTCCTACGCTCGGACTTGTGTCCAAGTGGAACCAATTCTACGGCGAGTCGAAGCGACTCGACTGGATGATCGATGCCGGTGGTGGCGCGCACTCGACGTTTAGCGTTGCGCAAGCGCAAGCTGGTGTGCCTGTGCATAAACGCCCCAACGTCACGCGTTCGCGTCTATACGCTGTACGTCAGATCGATCGCGAGACGTTGCTCGCGTCGAAGAAAGACCAGGGCGCGCTCGTTGCTGCGCTGAAACACGCGGTAGAGACCGCGACGGATGAACTCAAGAAGCGCGCAGGGTCATTGCTGCTCGGTGACGGTACTGGCCAGATTGGCCAAATCTCTGCCACGTCCACCGTTGGCAATGCGACCATCACGCTCGCCGATCCGCAGATGGTCATCAACTTCCGCGTTGGTGGCGTTTACAACACGTTCACGGCTGGCGATGCCGCAGTCAACGCTGGTGACGTTACACTGACCGCGATCAATGAGGATACCGGAGAGTTGACGGTCGCAACGGACTGGTCTACGCAATCGACCGGTGTTGCTGCCAGTGATTACATTGTGCCAAAGGGTGACTACAATAACGTGCCCAAGGGCATGTTTGCGTGGAACCCTGTCACCCTTCCTGCGGTTAGTGGAGGCGACAATCACTTTGGCGTCGATCGCGGAGGAAGCGCAGCGATGTGCGGACAGCGCATGACCGGCGGCGGTACTATCGATGAGGTGTTGACTGAGGCGCTCGCGAAGCATCGCGGCGATCACGATTCGATTCTGCTGAATCCGATCGATTGGGGCAGTCTCAATAAGCAGTCCACGAATTGGCAGCGCATCAACAAGAATGCGATTGGTGCCAATGGTAAGCCCATCGCGAGTATCGGTTATCAGGCGCTCGTGATGAACGGTCCCAAGGGAGCCGTGAACGTGTACTCCGAACCGCACATGCGGCAGGGTTACTCGAAGCTGACCAAAATGAGCGACTGGGAAATGTGGTCGCTGGAAGCGCCGTTCGATCTGATTCGTGAAGGCATGGGCAACGAAGGCGCAATGCCACTTGCGACTGCAGATGGCATCGAGCTTCGGTTCGGCGGATATTGGAACTTCGTGACGAAGAATCCGCGCAACACGATGCACATCACGCTCTGAGAGAATCAATCGAGCGATAGGCACAACCGAAAATCAGCAGGACAATCTACGGGGCGGCTCATGTCGCCCCGTTCACTAAGAAGAGGTTCAAATGTCAGGCGAGGGAATCTTTCAGAGCATCATGACCACGCTGCGTGGTCGCGTCATTTTGGGTGGATCGTTCACCACCGCAAACACAAGCGCACCGACGTCACCGAAGGGAGACGGTACCGTTGCGCGCACTGGAACCGGCGTGTTCACCGTCACGTTGCCGAAGAAATACAAGACGTGCGAGTCACTGATCCCGATCATCGACAACGCGGCAAACAGTGGCGTGACGGTTAGCGCCGCATATAGCTCGACCACTGGCGTTATCACGGTGACTGTCATCGTGAGCGCTGCCGCTGCTGACACGACTGGGCGAACCGTCAACTGGTTCATGGTCGCTACGGGGCGAACGTGATCGATGAAGATGTCAAGGCCACTCATCTCGAGACGATCGCATCGTGTCTCGGGGTGAGCGAGGTCAAAGACCCTGACGCGTTCATCGCGGCAATGCGCGGGTTGGTCGGCATGTCTTCGGAGGATGAGTCTGAGTCCGAGGATGGGCCGGCGAGCAAGAAACCGATCGATCTAGCAATTGTGTTGGGCAAGGGAAAGAAGTAGTCAGATGAACCGGGACGAACTGCACGAGAAAATCCGAGAGGCTGCGGACATGGTGGATTCGCAGTTCGTCTCGCCGCGCGAGCTCGATGGTTGGATCGATTTGTCGCTACGAAACCTGCACGCGTTGCTGGTCTCTAAGTACGGGGCGGACTACTGGTCAACGGAAACGTGGATTCAGGTTCGCCCCGGCACCGATCCAAACATCGCTTGGCCGCGATTCGCGGCCGATGCGGCAACCGAGATCACTGGCCCAGAACTAGGCTACTCGAGTGCTTACGCCCTACCCGACGACTTCTTGCGGGTGGTGCGTGTCCAATTCCTTGCCGGCACCGTCCAGCGTGTCACGGGCGAAGTAGGGGAGCTTGGCTCCCATGCCCCGCTGAGGTCCGATGCATGGCGCCTGGTCACCACTGACCGCACCGCGTACCCGATGCACCAAGTCGAGTCGACTTCGCAGCTCATGTGCTTCGACCCGCTCGATTGGGCTCAGACCAACGTCGGGTATCGGCTCCGCCATGGACCGCGTCGGTGTTTCCGCATGAAGGGCACCGACCAGCTCGGCGCACCTGTCTACCAGGTGGTGACGCACACTGGGAGCATCATCGAGTTTCTGCCGGTTCCAGCGTCTCAGTATGCCGTACAAGTGACGTACGTACACAAGCCGATGCTTCTGCCGGACCATCCTCACATCGAGTATGTGGTCGCGGACTGTGCGGCGCAAATGCTCGAAAAGGAGCAGTCCGATTCGAGCGCACTTCGTCAGCGACAGTCATTCGAGATCAACCTAATCGAACAAGGCGCTTGTAAGCCGCAAGCTTCGCGCCCACGTCAGATCCAACGCATGGGCGGTTCCAATCGCATCTCCTACAATCCAGCGCGAGGTCCGTACCGATGAGGCTCTTTCCCTCTCGCATTTCACGGCCGATTGCGCAGACGGCACCAAACGTTAAGTCTGAGCGACCTGACGTCAATGAGCTTGCGCGCCAAGTGACTGAGTTGCAGCGCGAACGCGCTCAGAATCCGTTCACTTACGGAACGCAGCTGGACTTCCGTATCGAAGCGGAAGACCCTCCAACCATACTATCCGGTGTAGTGATCCTGTCGCACAAGTTAGGTAAAGTGCCAAATGGATGGCTGTTGCTCGACTTCGTTTCGCCGATCGTTACCGAGGCGGTGTGCAGGCTCGGCTGGAACGAGCGAACGTTGACGCTTTACTCTAAGCGCGAATGTAGCGGAAGGATCCTGGTGTATTGATGGCCGCGCTTGTCCCGCAACGTGTGTCGTTTCCGATTGCCGCTGGTCAAGAACAAGGCGCCGCGCCTGAGTTGCTTGATCCTCCAGTATTGATGCGCGCTCACAACTGCTACTACAACCGAGCGGGCGAGCTGACCAAGCGGCGCGGCTGGCGCATTGCGCCAGCGACCGCCGACGGGGTTTCCGGGTATCCTTACCTGCCGATTCCCGATCGCGTTGCGACTCGAGGAGATGAGATTCTTTGGATCGGAGAGACATACGATTCTCTTATTGAGGCGAAAGAGTCGATTGCACTTCTCTCTCGCGTACCAGGCGAAACACACAATGATGCCCCACCGGAACGTTGGCGCAGCAAGGGGCGCATGCCGCGGTTTTCGTCGCGTAAGTTGCTAGAGTTGAGCCACTCCGACACGGGCCAACGCGTGCAGTATTGGGACTGCGCGTTCGCCGGAGATGATGGCTCGGTGAGTGAAACCGAAGGGCTTGTGTGCTCGGTTTGGCGGACCAGGCATTCCGGCGAGGGCAACGACATCGGTCGTGTTGAGTTTGCTGTTATCGACGTTAGAACGCGAGCAGTTCTATATCAGTCCGTAATCACGACAGTCGCATTCAGCAATACAATCGCCCGTGTCATTAGTGCGAAGCACGCCGATGGCGATTGGTATTTCCACATTTTTTATGTAATCGAGACGGAGGCCACTAGATTCGGCGACGTCTATCTAGTGACGGTTCCTGCAGAGCGCCCTTGGGATGCGGAGCCCCCGAGTATTTTTTCTTTTGGCGTTGCTAATTTCGACGCTTGTGTGAATGACATCGACGCCGCGGAGCGTCGCGTGTTCGTCGGTGTTACGATGGCGCTCGCTCCGTCTATTTTGAGTGCGCTTGAGTACATTCCGCAAGCTGGCGGCGTGCTTTCTCTGGCCACCAGCACCGACATGACACTTGACGTCGTGCCCGATTGTATTGCGACGCACTGGTCGCTTTCGATCGCTTGCGATCCGCAGGGCAACGAGATCGGGTGTCACTTGGCGCATACCGCGATTGGGTGCGTGGGTAACCCTGGCAATATATTTGCGACGTTCAAAGCTGGCGCGGCCCCAGCACACTCGCTCGTTGGTTTCGATTGCATCCAGAGTGCTGGTCCAGACGACGTATCTGGTGGATACGGTGGCACACAGATCGTTTGGGCTGGGACTCACATTCGTGACGGTCTTGAGCGCTCAGACAATTTTTGGATATCATGGGAACGTGTCGAACCGAAGGACCAGGGCTTACTGTTCCAGCTGTCATTCAGCGTTGCGTCGGCGCCGCTGGTGTTGGAGGTCCCTCGGTGCGCAACGATGACCCGTCGCCCCTGGGGCAGGCCATTTTGGTTTCGCGGAAACGCATACATCCCAACGGTGCAAGGATGCGCGGCTGACACGACTGTGCTCGAAATTGTCTCCCCTTACAGATTGGGAGCCACTGGCGAAGACCCTGGCACTGGATACTGGGTCGCAGGCAGAGCACTGTCTGGTGAGATCAACTTCAATAGCTCGCTGTCTCACCAGAGTTTCAGTCTCGCCGAGGGACACAATTCATTCGTCGAGTCGAACTACGAGCGCGGACGATTCTTCACAGTTGTTCCTGTCGTATCGATTGACGGAACGCAAAACAACCTCGCGTTGATTGACTTTGACGCTCGCGAACCGAACCGGTTCGAATCAGCTGAACTCGACAACGCCACGTACTTTGCATCGTCAATGCCGTGGTGTTACGACGGCGGCTATGGGCACGAGATCGGTTTTCCCTGTCGCCCGCAATCGCTGCTTGGCGAGATCGAGGCATTTGGCGCAGCGTCAAGCAGTCCGTTAGTTGCTGGGGAGTACTACGTAGCTGCATGCTGGGAGTCCATAGATTCTCTAGGAAAACGTTCGCAGTCGGCACCAAGCAAGACCCACGTGACGGTTGCGCAAGGCCAAACGATTGCGATTAGATTTTTGAATCTGTGCGTCACCTCTCATCACAATGTCAAGCTCGTTGTATACGTGTCAAACGATGGCGGAATCAACTACGTCCGCAGCGCTCAAATCATTGAAAATCAGGTCTACCAAGGCGAGCAGAGGGAAGTCGAGTTGCAGGATTTCCAGTTATTCAACGCGAATGCGCCAACTCTCTATACGGACAGTGGTATTTTATCGAACACGACGCCGCCGTCGGCGCGTTTCGCGTGCGAGTTTCAGGGTCGCGTATGGTTCGCGAACGATCGTAATGTCTACCCGTCGCGCGAACTGGTTGACGGCGAAGAGCCGTGTTTCAATGAGGCACTTTGGTTTCGGCTGCATCACGATATCACGGGCATACTAGGCTTCGATGACCGTCTGGTGATTTGGCATCGAAATGGGATCTACTGGGTCGCCGGGGATGGTCCGACCGACACTGGTGAAGGTGGGGCATTTTCGCAGCCGCAACGAGTCCCTACTGACTTCGGTTGCATTGATGCTCGTTCGATTGTCAGGACCAGCAAAGGGATCCTGTACCAGTCGAGCCGTGGCATTGAGCTCATTGATCAATCGCTCGCCCCTCGTTCCGAGCCTGTGTCTGGCGGCATCGATCGGTTGTTACGCGAGTCAGGTTACACCGAGATTACCACTTCGTGCTGGGATCAGCGTTACGCTCTGGCTCGTTTCGTCCTGCGCAATCCGACTACGGGATACTGCATCATCGCGCAGTGGCATGCGACGTTTGAGCTCTGGACAACGAGCGGCATGCCAGTGGTCACGGACTCTGGTCGCGTCGATACGTTCGGCGACATTGTGTCGGCGTTCGGGAGCAGCTGGATGGCCGTGCACGATTCTCCAAGCGGCGCACACGCAACCGATCCGCTCTGTTACTTGCTGCGCGAAAAGCAGCCTGGCGATTCGTTGCTGTATCTCGATGGTTTTGATGCGGATCCGCATGACTATCAAATGCAGGTCGAAACTGCGAACGTAAAGCTCGACGGGCTCAACGGATTCGCTCGCGTTCGTCGCGCATACGTGCTGGCCAAGGACCTGTACGAAGAAAGCGGCACGCCGCAAACCGGATTCGGGCTTCGCGTTGCCATCGACTATAGCGCTTCTCCCGAGCCCGAATCGACATGGGTAACAGCCGATGACGTCGACGCGTGTAAGACGGAATCAGACGGGCATTACAGATTCGGGATTCATGTTGCAAAGCAGCAATGCTCGGCGATTCGTTTGGTGATTCGCGACTCGGGAGCACTCGAGTCGAACGAGCAACACTCGTACGGATTCACGTTGGTTGGATTCGGGCTCGAGTGGGGGCAAAAGGTTGGCACTGGCCGCGGTAGCGCAAGGAGCAAGAAATAACATGGGATTCTTTGGCGATGCATGGGACTGGACCAAAAGTGCTGTCGGTGGCAACGGCGGGGCCGGTGGCGTTGGTAGAGCTATCTGGGGCGGAATAAAATCGACAGTAGGTGGACAAGCCTCGTTTCGTCCGTCAGCTCCGCAACTTGACCAGACGATGGCGAACGCCGATCGGCGCGCCTCGCTTCAAGCACGAGCGAACCAGACCTATTTGAACCGCGCGCTGCAAGAGCAGATCGAAGGCAGAGGTCCTTCCGTAGCCGAACTGCAGCAACGTCAGGGCGTAGCCCAGGCGATGCAGAACGCTGGACGGCAAGCGGCTAACGCTCGCGGGGTGAGCCGAGGACTCGCTCAACGCGAATCGCTTTACGCTGGACTCAATGCGCAGTCGCAGGCTGCCCGCGACGCGACGCTGCTTCGAGCTCAAGAGCAACTGTCGGCGCAGCAACAGTTCGGCAGTAACGTCGCGCAGCAACGACAACAGGACCTCACCAACCGAGCTCTTTCGTTGCAGGCGGCTCAAGGTGACGTAAACGCGATCACGGCTCAACAGGGACAACAGACCCAGCTTGCCCAAGGCAACGCTGAGCGGGCCCAAAAAGGGACTGGTGCGGGACTCGCGTTTGCTGCTCCGATTATTGGCGCGCTCTCAGACGTGCGCGCGAAGGGTGACGTTGAGCCATCGCCACTGGCCGCCTCGAAGCCGTCGACGAATTGGGGGCAGGCGTTGCGCGAGAGCATGAGCTCTGCTGGTCAGGGCCTCATGGGGCAACCGGCTGCGCCCCAGCAGTCCCCCGCAATGTCCCCATTGCCGCCGCCACAGTCGCCCGTGCCAGCTTCGATGCCGGTTCCCCAGGCCGCCAATGCTGCGGACGGCACGGGCGCACTCCAGTCGGGCATGGCCGCGATGGGCCAAGGCCTGATGCTCTCGGACGAGCGCGCGAAGGAGTCGGCGGTCAACCTAGCCCCCCTCGAGCCGTACCGATACCGGTACCGCCCAGAGTTCGCTGCCGCCCTCGCTGAGAGCGCCGCGGCGAAGGCTCCGCCCAGTGTGTCGGACGTCATCCGAGGCGAGGCCTACGCCGACGCCAGGGCCCCGCGCGAGGGTGTGATGGCTCAGGACCTAGAGCGATCCCCGGAAGGTCGCAAAGCGGTCATCAGAGGCAAGAGCGGTCTCAGAGCAATTGACGAAAAACGCGCACTTTCGTTTGCTTTGGGGCAAATGGCCGGGCTCAATAGGCGGATCGAGCGGCTCGAAGGCGGTGCCCAGTGACTCAGGCGGTACCCCAGTGGGTGACCGATCGGATCAATGCGGACATTGCCGCCTCGAACGCGGCCGCGCCTGGTGGCATGTCCGTTAGCGCCCCACCTGCGCTCGTAAGCCAAACCAGCACTGGACTCACCACCGAGCAGCAGGCGGCCATTGCAGCGGCCTACGGCGGCCCGCAAGGGCAGGTCTCGCCGGGCTGGATCACTCCCCAGCAATACGAGGAGCAGGCTGCAGCCGAGGAGCTTGCGCGACGTCGCGGCACTGCCACCGCCTTGCCTCCGGCACTCGCCCGCGTTACTCCTATCCCGCAGTCGATTCCGGGGTACCAGGCTTCGCCCCCTGCTGCAGCGACAGGCTCCCCCCCGCCCGTCGCGATGTCCCCGGAATCGACTGCTGCTAATCCGGATGATCCAGGCGCACTCGCCTACCTGTCCGCAGCCTATGCGCAGGGTAGCTCACAGCGAGTCCCGGAACGCACTCCGAAGATAGCGGAGCAGTATCAGCAACGCGCATTCGGCGCGATGCCTGGCGACGTTGCGCGGCCGTTGCCCAACATGCCCAACCCGCAGTTGGACGCGCCGTCGCCCGAGCAGATGGGCGAGCCGCTGTATTGGCCCAACACGACGAATCCCGTGCGTGCGCGCGACGGTCAGGGCAATGCGACGGGGGAAATCCTGTATCGCGGACCCGACGGGAAACTCGAGCCGCAGGGCGCGCGGTATCAGCGCCTGACGGTGACTAACGCTGCAGCTCGCCCGATGACCGCGAGCCAGCCGTCTCAATTCGACCAGGCGCAAACGGCGCAGCAAGAGACAGAAAATGAGGCCTTGCTCAACCAGCGGATGGCGCTTTCGGACCGTGCCGAGCAGCAGGACCAAGCTGCTAGGGAATTTGAGTTAGTCGGGCGCGGATACGCTGATGAACTGAATCGCCAGCGTCGCGATGACGAAGCCCGACGAGTCGCAATCGACAAGCACGTCGTCGAAATGGACGCGCTTGTCAAAAAGCGCATGGCGGAAGTCAACCAAAACCCGGTAACCAAGTACTGGCAAGATAAGGGTGCGTGGGGAAAAATCGGAACGGCGTTCGCTATTGGGTTGGGCGCGATGGGCCAGTCGTTAAATGGCGGACAGAACGCTGCACTTGAAATGGTCAAGTTGGAGATCGAAGGAGAAGTGCAACGACAACGACAAGTCGTTGACTCACTCGGCACTGTCATCGCGGCAAAGCGCACGATTCTAGGTGACTTGCTTTCGAAGTTTCGCGACCCACAAGCGGCCGACATGGCTACGCGTGCAATCCTGTCGGCACAGGTCGAAAACCTGTACCGCAAGCAAGCTGCGCGCGAAGCATCAACCGAGTTACGCGCGTCAATGAACTCGCTTGCTGATGCGCTCGCGATGCAGCGTGAACAGGCCAGGGTTGCGGCGATCGGTGGCGAGCGTGCGACTGCCTACGCTTGGCAGCCGGCGCGAACGGTTGGGCAAGTCGGCGGCATTGATGGTTTGAATCTTCTGGCGAAAAAACTACAGCTTTCTCATGAGCAGAACAGAAGATTGAACCTCGCTTACGTCAGGGAAGGTCCGCGTGGCGCGCAAGCGTATCTCGAGAGCATTGGCGCAAATGAGGACTCTGGAAACAACTTGCCGGAGGATCGTAACGCACGTGATCGTGTTACTGATGCTCGTGATCTTGAGGTCAGGATCCCCACGAACATTGGCGGCGGAAAGGGATTCGCCCCGAAGGGCTACGCCAATGAGCTGCGGAAGCGATTTGACGCAATCTCTACACTGCAATCAGTGCATGATCGATTGCAGAAACTTGGGCTGAACCATTCCAATTTGAGCCCAACCGACAGAAAGAAGGTGGACGCAAATGTCCAAGTTGCTGTTGGTGTTCTTTCGCAAGCTAGCGGCGCCGGTGCTCCTACTGGGCAAGAACGCGAAGTGTACTCGGAAGCAATCTCCGCCAGTCTGAATAACTGGACCGGTGACACCCGAGAGTTGCTGAGCAACTTCCAAAACCTGATCGACTACTACAAGCGACCAGCCTTGGAGGCGATAAGCAAGGACGCCAGCGGGAATGCGCCGTTTATGTCCGGACCGCGACGGGTGAAGTGATGGCCGGCAAAGCGTCACCACCTCCCGCACTGACTGGCGTGCGCATGGTCAATCCTGATACGCTGCAAGCTGAGCCGATCCATCCGGATGACGTGCAGTCTGCCGCCGCCCAGGGCTGGACCGTCGAGACGCCGGAAGAATCTCGGATTCGTCAGTATCAGCAGACCAAGGGCGGCTCGATCGCCGAGGGTGCCAAGTCGTATGTTGAACACGCTCTCAGTAGTGCAACCAACGGCGGGTTTGATCTGCTCGCATCCCAGAGCCCAGAGTATCGCGAGGCGCGGCAAAATCGTGACGCAACATTCAAGGCGCCTGCCTTGCTTGGTGAGGTTACTGGTTTTTTGGCGCCGGGAATTGGAGCGGCAAAGGGGCTTGGTGTCGCCGGCAAAGCCATCAGGGCAATTAGCTCTCCTATCGGCGCAGTATCCAAAGTGGCCACCCGAGCGGGCACAGCAGTCGAGCGCATTGCCGCCGGCGCGGCACCTGGCGCGTCCCGTAGGCTCGGCGCGAAGGTGCTGGGCGGTACCGTTGGCGGCGCCGTCGAAGGTGGCTTGGTGGGTGCTGGGCAAGCCTTGTCCGAGGCTTCGATCGAAAATAAGGAGTTGACTGCCGAGCTACTACTCGACCACGTAAAGTCGGGCGCGGCGATTGGCGGTGTGCTCGGCGGCTCGCTCGGCGCTGGCATCGAGCTACTCACGGGCGGCGCGAAAGCAGTCTCGAAGGTTCCGGGTGTCTCTGACATGTTCGGTGGCTCGCGTGGCGTCGCTGGACTCGCTGAAACCAAGGCCCTCACTGCGTTCGGCGCGCTCGGTTCGGACATCAAACGGATCGTCAAGGAGGGCGGAGCAGACGCGCCGCACCGTATCGGGCGACGTATCCTCGAGGAGGCGGAGTTCGGCGGTAAAGGCGCCATGGGGCGCGCGCTGCGCCACGACTTGGAGAGCGCGACGGAACTCGCGTCCGCTCGCGTCCAGCACTACGGAGACGAACTCAAGTCGGTCTACGGCAAGCTCGATTCGACCGGTGAGCGCGCCAATGTGGCGAGCGTTCTGGCTGACATCGACACCAAGGTACTAGCCCAGCTTCGTGCGAGCAAGTACGGCGGGGACGTTGGGATTGCTCGTGCAATCGAGGCCGACCTCGAGCCGCTGTTTGCACAGGTTCGCAAGGCGGACGACTTCCGCGTTTCACGTGAAATCAGCGACGGGCTGAGCGAGACGTACGCGAAGCTGAAGACCGCGATCGATAACAAGGCGACCATCAGTGGCGACTTGCTGACCTCGTTCGAGGCCGAGGCCAGGGCGGCACGCTCGCAACTCAAAAAGTTCGGCATCGCTGATGATGTGACGGGCGCGCTCGATGACGTTACCAGTAGCTTTCGCGATGCTGTTCGCAAGGTGCAGGTTGGTGGAATCACGGGCGCCCGCCAAGCCGCACGACTCGCGAAAGCGGAGGAGGCGTTCACGCGTTTCGCGTCGAAGCTCGACGATGTTGTTCGCAAAGAAGGCACGCCTACCATTTCGTACGGTGAGCTTTGGAAGCTTCGCCAGCGCGTCGATAAGGACGTCAAGAACTGGACGACGCAGGCCTCGCCCAACGCGGGCGCCTACCGCGATTTGCGTGAAGCTCTTAAAGACCAGATCGAATCGCAGGTCCAGAAGACCGGGCAAGCTGAGGCGTTCCGTGCGGCTAACTCAGGCTATGCTGATTGGATCCAAGTCAAGCGCATTGCGGAGCAACGCGCTGGATCCATGGCAGGCAATCGCTCGGTTGGGCTAACCGATACCATCATGGGTATCGGTGGCGCCAATCTTGCCGGTGGGCCCCTCGGGGTGGTCGTCGGCGCTGGTGCAATCGTCGGCAACAAGTTCATTCGCTCCGCTGCCGGTGACCGCGTTCTGGCCACTGCGGCCAATTCGTTCGCGAACTGGCGCAAGGTCATCGAGGCGAGCGACAACGCAACTCAGTCGCTCGTGAAGCGAACCAGCGATGCGATTCGCACCGTACCGCTTCGCATCAAGACATCGGGGTTCTCGACTCGTCTCTCACAGCAGTATGACCGCGAACGCGAGCAGGCTCTAGCGCGGCAAGAGAACCAGGAACAGATCGTCAATCAGCTTGCCTTGCAAGTGCAGGGCGTGCGCGACATCAGTCCAGAACTTGCTGATGCAGCCGTGCGCGCCGGGACCCGAGGCAACACCTACCTCGCTTCGATCGCTCCCACGTCTGGTGGATACCTCGACCTGAAATCGATAGCCGCCGGCGGCAAAGACGAGGTGTCAGACGGGCAAAAGTCCGAGTTCCTGCAAGCCGCCGAAATCGTCAAGCATCCGACCGCGATACTCGAGAAAATTGCGGACGGAACGCTCACGCCAGCGCAAGTGAAAGCGGCAATGGCCGCGTCGCCAGCGCTGTACGATTCGATCGTTTCGAACGCCGTCGACAAGCTCTCGCGGCAAGCTGCGCGCGGTCGGATCCCCGACTACCAACAACGCGTCAACCTGAGCATATTGACGGGGATCCCATTGGATGCCTCAATGCGTCCCGAAGTGATCGCCGCATACCAGAAGATGTATCGGTCGAGCAATGCGCAAGACGCGCAGCAAGCGCAAGCGAAACGCGGTCCGCTCAACACGGGACGCAAAACTGGATTTGGTAAGCGCCGTTCATCCGGGACGGAGCGCGAACCTCGTTACGGTTAAAATAAAGGAGCAACGTGGAAAAAAGGAAAGGGAACATCGTGGATATTGAACGGCGCAAAGCTGAGAACGCGCCATGCAATGATGAGCCATGTGAACGGCTACTGTCAGTCGAGAAACACGTTTCATCTCTTGAGGAAACCGTGACCGAAGGGTTGAAAGACATCCGAGCTGACATTCGTCGTTCACGAAGTCACACGACCAAATCAGTCTCATCAATTACGGCGATCGCTACGCTGATCGCTGCTATCCTCTCAACGTACCAAGCGAAGTCAGGGACGAACAATCAGCAGTTGCAAGATGCTGTGAAGCAAGTCCTGATCGAGCAAACCAAAGGACACTGAACCATGAGAACCAAAGTAGGATTGTTCTGCGCACTCGTCGTCTCACTCACTGTGAGTTGCGCGCTTTTACCGTGGGTCAAGACTGCAAACGACATCGCGCAGGAAGTGTGTCGCGGTGCACTTGTCACTCGCGAGGAGGTCATCTCCGCGGCCGCGTCAAAGGGGTACACTCGCGAGTTTTGGGCCGAGGTGCTTTGCAAAGCATCCGATATCGCTGACCTGTTTCTGGCCAGCGAAAAGCCCGCGATGACTCGCGAGAGCAAAACCGATCGTGCCATCGCAATCGCGAAGGCCAAGGGGCTACTCTGACCAAAACCGCCCGGGTCAACGTGGCCCGGGCAATCTATCGAGGTGAACCATGCACGCACCCGTTTTACCGACTCCTCACTTTCTATCGTTCGCAGATCTAAATACTCCCGTTGACTGCCAAGCTTCCGATCCGAAAGGTGAGGGACGTAATGCGGTCAAGGTCTATGCTGGTGGGGCTGGAACGCTTGTGGTTCGCCCGATCGGTGGAACCTCAGATGGTAGCGACGATCGCACTCTCACGCTCACAGCTGACAAGGATTTTGACATCGAATTCGAGCTGATCGCCAGCGGAACCGCAACCAACGTCACCGTATTCTGGAGTCGATAATGGCAAGCGCACCAGGCAATAAGACCGTCAACACGTCATCCGAATTGGCAGCGATCGATGCGCCGATCGGAACTGAGATTTGGGTGGTGGACGATCAACAGAACTGGCAGGCAGTCCCGCGTGAACCCGCATCAGGTGGCATCGCTGGGCCATCAACATCGCTTCGTATGTGGTGGGCGCCAGCCGATGTTGCGAGTGGCCGCTTCGGTCCCTTCGCCTCAATCGCCGAATTCCGCGCGGCAACTCCGCCGAGCACGTGGACAGAGG